TCAGGAGTGGTACTGTCCGGTATGTGTCGAGGGCATCAGCGGCAGGCACGGCGACAGGTCCAGCCACTCGGTGCCGCCGCCTACGGAATAAGCGTGGTAGCCGGCGACGCCCGCGTCGTCTCGGAAGATCGCATCAGCGGCTGCCAGTTCATCACGGATTGCCCCGCAGTTGGGCGTGCCGCGCCCTTCGAGTTGGCCCTCGGTGTTCGGCACGCCGTACTCCGTGAACCAGTAGGCGAGCGCGTCGTATTTCGCTCCGACCACTTGCCGGAACAGCCGCCAGCGTCCGAAGAGCCACGGGCCGGAGTTGCGCCCGAAATAGATATGGAGCGCGATGCCGTGCCGCTCACCTGGGCGACATGGCTGCGCTACCATTTCGTCGAGCACCGGCCGGCGCTGCGCGAACTGCGCAAGCTCCGGCGTGCCTGGGGCATCGCTAAACGCCAGCAGGCAAATCCCCGCAGCCGACGCGCGCCGGAGCATCTGCTGGTCGAAGGCAACTTCCCACGCGCCGGCGAAAACGCACTCATTTCGGTACTCAAAGCGGTCGACGATGCGGTAACTTCGGCCACCCGGCCCTTCCACCTGGTCGAGCAGGCCGCGCGACGCCCAGACCGTATGCAGCATGTCGTACCAGGCGTTCGCCGCTTGCACCGGGTCGCCGACGCTCCACCCAGGCGGACAGTCCAGCTTGCCCCATGACGTGTACAGCACGCGGTAGACCGTCGCGAGCGCGTCCCCGCGCCGCTTCTTGCCTTCCACCAGCGCCCACTCGGCGCCATCGGTGGCCTTGAGCGTGCCGAGCGCGGGCAGAGCCGCCAGCACCGGCTCGCGCGGCGCGGAGAAGATCAAATGCAGCCCGCGCGGATTGGCCGATGTCGGCGGCGGCGTAGGCGGCGGATTTGTCGCCCACTCCACCGTGACGTAAGGCGGCAGGCACCAGACCGCGCGCTCGTCGTTGACGTCTTCCGGCCATGCGAGCATCCGGCGGCCGTCATAGAAGATTGCGGCGACCCAGCCCTGCACCGGCGCGACGACGTGCGCCCATTCTTCGCGGCCATCGCGGACGACATAGAAGCGATCGATGACCGCCACCGCGTCCGCGCTCAACGAGCCGACCACCGCCGCGTTCGTCGAATGGTCCGCGCGCACGTTCAGCCCGGCCTGGTTGACGACCACGCCTTCGCACAGATTGGGCTTCGGCTCGATCGTGACGGTCGGCGGCAAGCCCGGCGTGACCGTCGGTCCTTCAGGTGTCGGCGTCGGCTCGCGCGGGGTGCCAGTCGCCGTAGGCGTCTGACTCGGCGTTGGGCTGGCGGTGTGGGTGGCGCTCGGCGTCGCAGTCGGCGTCCGCGTCGCAGTTACCGTGACCGTCGCGCTCGGTGTCGCCGTTATCTCAGCGGTGGGGCGCCAGGGCTGGATTACGTAGCGCCCCGGGTCGGTCTGGCGGACTTCGAAGGCGCAACCCGCCAGCACAAGCAGCAGGATTAGGAGAGACACTCGGCGCATGGGCTTAGCGGTCCTCTTCGGCCGGCTTGGCGGTGTCATACGGGCCGAGCGCGTTGCGCAGCTCCGGCAGGAGCGTTGTGAGTTTCGCGAGCGCCCGGAGCGTCGCGTCGAGATGGTTCACCACCGTCACCGGATCGCGCCGGATGGCCGACGCGAGCAGCAGAATCGCCAGGTCGGTCGGCTCGTCGACCAGTGGGCGAAGGAGCGCCGGCACGTTCGCCAGGCTCTCCAGCACACCGTCGACCTGCCGCGGCGTCACCTCTGACTGCGCCAGTTCAGCTCGGATGCGCTTAAGCAGCGCCAGGCTCAGCCACAGCATCAGCAGCGCCAGCGCGATGAACACGATGACCAGCAGCGCGCCCGCGCCAATCGTCCCAATGGTCTGAAGCGTTGGATGGTCAAGCATGATTACTCCTCATTCTCGTCTGCCGGCGCGTCCTGGCGGGACTGAAGCCCCTCAATCAGGGTTCGCAGCTCGGCAAGCTCTTCTTGCATACAGGTCTTGTCGGTGATGGCCTCGGAGAGCGCCTGCGTGAGTCGCCGGTTCTCGTGTTCGAGCGCCTTGTTGCGCTCGGTGAGCTCGCGAATTTGCGCCTGGAGGTCGTGTTCCGTCTGCTCGCGCGCTTGCTTCTCGTGCGCCACGTCGCGGGTCAGCCGGTCGATCTTCTCCGTCAGCGCCGTAACCACTTTGCCGTGGCTCGCGGTGTCTCGCTCCGCTTGCGCCTTGAGATCGGCGATCGTGTCCTTGAGCTGCCCTTTGTCATGCTGCAGCGCCACCACCCGCAGCTCGTGGTTTTCGAGCGAGTGCTCGGCTTTCTGCAGCCGGATGCTCAGCGCGTCCACCTGCGCGACCAGGGCATCGTTCTGCTCGCGCAGCTCGCGCCGCTGCTCGTACGACGCGGTCAGCTCGTTGTTCAGCCCGGTGATGATCTCCGCGTAGGACTTCAGGACGTCGGTGAACCCGTTGAGGGCGCGGGTGCTTCGCGTCAACAGCACGATCACGGCGATGGCCAGCCCGATTGACGCGCCGACCACCGCTGCCGCTTGCGCCCCTGTGAGAGTTATCGCGCCCACCGGCATCCTCTCTAGAGAATTCGGATCTGGCAGATCGCCGTGAGCACATCGCCCCGCAGGAGGCCGGTGTTGCCGCCGCTACTGACGCGCCATTTCACGCCGGCGGTGTGGTTGCCCGCCGGGATGTTGTCGAAGATATGTGTGAACGAGAAGGGGCCGGGCGTGTTGACGTGGACGCCGTTTCCGGTGAGGTGGCCCATCGATTCTTGCGCGTCAATGGCAGCGGCAAACTGCACCGTGTGGCCGATCGCGCCTTCGTACATGGCAAACCCACGCATCGTGATCTGCACCGCGCCGCCCCAGCGCAGCGAGAGGTTGGTGCTCATGCCGTTGATGTAATTGAACGACGTGAGCGTCGTGCTTTCCTGATTCCCTCTGGTCAGAGTGACGACGCGCTCCATCAGCGCGCTGGTGTCGACCCAACAGCGGACGACGGATCCCGGCGACCCGCTTTCGAGCAGCGTCGCAATCCAGTTCGTCGGAGACTCATTGGCCAGCAGGGCGGCGCTCGACGTCGCGACGCGCGTCCCCGGCCCGCTCGTGAGGTTGATGCGGACCAGCCCCACGCCGTAGACGGTCATCAGTCCCCAGCCACCCGGCGGGATCGACGTCGCGATGACGCCCGCCGACTTCGGGTCGCCTGCCGTCGCGGTGGACGTCACGTCAAACGGGTTGAAGCCGGACCAAATCACGATGTCGCCCGGGCGCATGGTGACCGAGCTGGTGTTATGCACGTAGCGCAGGACGCTGGTCGCGCCGTTGGTGAACTCGCGCCGCTCGTGCACCACCGAAATCCCGGTGCCCGGCGCGACGGTTAGCAGCGCCAGCGGCACGTCGTAATACGGCGCTGCGCTCTTGTCCAGCACCGGCTCGGACGGAGACGCCGCCGGCGTGCCCTGAAGCACGGTGAGCAGCGCCTCTTTGGTGATCATGTTGACGCGGACGACCACGTAGTCGTAGCGCGTATAAGTCGCGTGCGCCGCCGCGACCGCCAGGTTCTTCCCCGCTTCCGACCAGAACGCCACGCCGTTGGCCCAGCCGGATCCCGACGCCACGCTGACCGATGTGGCGCTGACCTTCGCGACCCTCAGCCCGGCTTCTGCTGGCGTGTAGATCAGGCCGTCCGACGAACTGATCGTGCGGAACAGCCCCAGATGCCGCCGCTGGAACTCGCGCCAGGTCGACGAGCCAATCGCCACGCCGTCGAAGGGAATTGCGTTGATGAGCGCCATGCTGCTCTCCTTAGAGGCTGAAATACTGCTGCCGGTAGTGCAGGCGGCAGGCGGTGTCGTCGGTGCGTCCGGTAAAGACCGCTTTCACGCGGTTCACGCCACCCGACACGCCCTCGTAGATCGACACCAGCCGCGAGAGTCCCGGCGGACGCAGGTTGAATGCCATCAGCACCGAGTCGGGCATCCATAGCTCGCCCCATCGCGCCATGCCGTTCTGGTCGACCAGCGTCTGCTGGCCGGGCGTCAGGTCCAGAATGCGTTTCTCGCCGGCGGCGACCGCGCCGGCCAGGCCGACCATCGCCCCGGTCGTCTCGTTGATCACCTGCAGCGTCGTGTACGGTCCGTCGACCTCGATCACCGGCCAGGCGGGAAAGTCGCCGGTGTAGACGATGTCTTCGTAGATCGGCGAGTAGACGCCCTCAAAGGCGATCGGGAACGTGACGGGGAAGGTCAGCGCCAGTTCGGCCTTGTCCAGCCGCACCGTCGTCGCTACCGCGTCCTGGAACAGCGGGTTGTGCGCCACCAGCGCGATCTCCGTTTCCCAGGCGTCCCACTCGCTCTCGTCGGCCCAGTCGGGCGAGCCGTCGGGGAAGCACCACAGCACGCGCGCCGTCCCATCGGCCCGAACGTGGCGCAGCGCGAGCGGGCCGCCCCGGTTGAAGCGCAGCACCTCGACCAGCCGCCGGCGCGCCGCCCAGTAGTCTTCGCGCCGTTCGGCCAGCGTGAACAGTGTCAGGCTGACCGAGCGCGGCTCGACTGCGTAGCCACGGACGGTGGGAAACGGCTCGCGGTAGCCCTGGAAGGTCTGATAACGCGCGCCGGGCATGCCGCGCCCGCCGATCGCGAGCACCGCCTGGTCGAACCCATCGCCGAGCGTATAGACGTCGCCGTCGTAGGTGATGATCTGCTCGATTTCGCCCAGCTCGTGCGGCACGGTCGCCATCGCTCACCTCGCTAGTGGAACGCGACCCACGCCGCGCCGGTGTCGCCGTAGAACTTCTTGTCGGTCGTGCGAAACAGGATGCGACCGGGCACGCCCGCGGCCGGTAGCGCGTCGACGACCGCGACGCCGCCGGCTTCCTCGGCGCGCGACGGGCGGCTCTCCAGCGCTGCCACGCGCTGCTCCAGCGCGCGGATCGGCGCCATCAGGCGCTGCCAGTACAGATCGAAGTCGTTCATAGCTGATACCTCACCAACTCCGGCTCGACCGTCATGCCTTCGGCGTTGAGCGTGACCGTGACGCCGGCCACGCGCATGTCGAATTCGACGCCCGCCACGCCGGCGTTGACCAAATCGCCGACAAACCAGTCGCGCAGGTATTGCAGCGGCGCTTCCTGCGGGATGGTGAAGGCGAAGCGTGTCTGGCTCGCGAGCGCGTTGATCAGCGCCGCGTCGGCCTCGCCGAACAGGTCGTCCAGCGCCGTGTACTGGTTGGCCGTCACGCCGAACTCGCACCGGTTCCACGGCGAGACCGTCGTCGCGGTCGAGCTCTTGCTGTAGATGAAGCGCCCGCCTGCCGGCCCCTGACCAAAGACGAAGACCGTGTTCTTCTCGTCGCGATAGTCCTGCTCCAGCTCCGGCTCGACCATCGCGCCGTTGTCCGGCGAGAAATAGACGACTGGGGAGATCGGCCAATTCGTGCTCTTGCGCCGGTCGGTGCCGCGCGGGCCGATGTGTAGCGGCGTGTTTTGGGCAGCGGCGTCGTAGACCATGTAGAAGTCGGTGTGGCCGGCGGTCGCGAGCTTCTTGATCAGCTCCAGCACCGTCGTCTCGCTGGACGGTTCGCGGAACGGGATCGGATCGCCCGACAGCGCGCGCGGCGCCAGCGTCAGCCCTGCAATCGCGCGCCCGGGCCGCAGCGCCGGGTTGATGCACTGGTCGGTCACCACGCTCGCGATGACCTCCCCGGCGACGTCGTACTTGGTCGAGTAGCCGTTGGCCACCAGCGGGTCGTCGTCGGCCAGGAAGATGCGCCGCGCCAGCAGGTGCTCCAGCCCGACCGCGCCGATCACCCACACGTCGTCCGGCTCGCCGGGCAGCAGGATCGACTGGCGGATCAGGTAGGCGCCTTCGCTGGTCACCGGGCCGCCGTCGACCGAGACCTGTAGTTCGACCAGCACGTCGCGCGTGCTGTGGAACGGCTGCGCGCGGTCCCGCCGCATCGTGAACTGCAAGGCGCCGAAGTTGTTGAGCTGGCGCGCGTACTTCACTTCGCTGAGCGCGCTGGCGTCGACGAGGTCCACCATGTCGCGGTGGTGGTCGTAGAAGACGAGTTGATAGAGCCGCTCGCTCATGCGTCGAACGCCCTCGCTCGCGCCATCGCCAGGCGCATCGACTGTTGGCTGTGGACGTTAAACGTGTTGTGGGTGGTCACGCCGCCGGCGCTCTGCACGTTGACGACCGGCGCCGGCGCGCTGGCCGCGCGATACGGCACCATGTGAGCCATGCGGTCCATCGCGTCTACCCAGCGCCGCGGGAAGACCGCCAGCCGCTGCGCGTGCGACGCGGCGAGCACTTCGCCGGCGTGGACCTTGAGCAGCCCGGGGCCGAACAGGCCGCCGCTCGCCGCGCCCGGGATGCCGCGGTCGCCGCTGTCGAGCGGATCGACGCCGACGCGCCCGAAGTACTTCTTATCCAGTGGATCGATCTTCAACCTGTCCCACAGGGCGCCGGCGCCTTTGTTGTACTGCTCGACCAGCCAGTTAATGCCGTCGATGACGTTGTTGACCATCGACTCGAACGCTTCGATAAACCAGTTGGCGACGTTGACCGCCGGATCCTTGATGGAGGTCGTCAGGAAGGCGCCGACGTCGGCGACGACGTCATGGAGAATGCCGCCCGGCTCGTTTTTGAAGATGTCGTCGACCTTCGTCGCGAACGCGTCCAGCGTGTCGCGGATGCTGCCCGGCTGCAGGCCCAGGATGCGTTCAAAGGTATTGAACAGGGTGTCGAGCGAGAATTGGTCGAAGATCGCCGGCAAGTCCTTCTCGAAGACGGTTTGGATGTCGTCCTTGGTGGACGCCACCTTCTGCATAATCGAGCCGTCGACGTCTTTGCCGCCGAAGACCGTGTTGAATAGCTCGGTCACGGAGTCCAGCGACAGGCTGTTGAACGTGCCGCCTTCGCCAAACAGCTCGTTCCATTTCTCGGTGATGCTGCTCTTGAAGCCGTCCCATGTCTGGCGGACCGAGCCTTCTTCGCCGAACAGCCCGTTCCACTGCTCCTCGAACGTGTCGACAAAGCCCTGCACCTTCGTCTTGAGCGAGTCTTCGCCGTCGCCGAACACGCCCTCAAACGCGCCCCTGAGTCCCTGGAAGGCGTCGGATCCGGTGATGCGCTTCATCTGCGTCGAGAGCTTCATCTGGTTGACGACCAGCTTATTCATCTGGCCTTCCATGCCGGGAAGCATGAAACCTTCGGTGAAGGCCGCGCCCATCTCCCCGAACAGCGCCTGGATTTCGTCGTCCGTCACGCCGAGCAGGTTCCCGACGCTCGACGACAAATCCGGGAACGCTGCGCTCCCGCCAGCCGCCGCCGGCTCCGTGTCCGCCGCCCCGCCGCCGGTGGCGTCCTTGAGCGCCTTCGCCGCCTGCTCGGCGCTGTCGGCCATCCGTTCTTCCGGCTGCGTGCGGCGCTGCTGGACGGCGAGCATGGCGCGCAGGACCGCCTGCTCCGACTGTTTGAGCGCGAGCTGGTACTCGGCCTCGGCGGTGACGCCTTCCCACAGCTCTTTTTGCCGCGCCAGCGCTTCGTTTTGGCGGTCGAGCGCGCGCACCGCCTCGGCGTCCAGGCCGCCCTGCGTGAACCGCTTGAGCGCGCTGTCCAGCCGCTTCTGCATGGCGTCTTCAGCCTGGCGCAGCGGCTCCAGCACGCTTTCAGCCAGCGCGCGGGCAACCGCCAGGTTGTCGATATATGGCTGAAGCTGCGCGTCGAGCTGCGCGAGCAGCGTCGTCACCTGCTCGTGCGTCAGCAGCGCGATGTCGCCGAGCAGCGTGTTGACGCGGCCCATCATGTTCTCGACCGGCGTCAGCGGCACGCCGGTGAACGCTTCCAGCCAGGTGCGCATCAGGTTCGCCGCGCCGACGTCGATCTTGGACAGCGGCCCTTTCTTGGCCGGGCTGAAGCCCATCAGGAAGTCGGCGATGAATTCGGCGATGGCGATCACCGCCGGGTAGATCAGGGTGTTCGCCGCCCACAGGATGCCGTAGGCGTACGCGCCGAAGACATTCCCCGCCGCCTTCGCAAACGCGGTCGGGTCGAGCAGCTTTGTGAACGGCTCGACGATGTACTTGATGACAATGTCCTTGATCGGCGCGAACAGCGTCGCCGCCTGCTCGGCGATCCACTGGAAGGCGTAACCGAGCGTGCGGAAGACGCCGACGACCAGCACGACCCAGCGGTGAATCACGCGCAGGACCGGCGCGACCAGGTCGCCCTGCGCGCTCTTGAAGAGATTGAACGACGTGAGCAGCGGCCCGAAGATGGTGTTGGCCAGCTCGTAGAGGATCGGGATGACGACGTGCTGGATCGGCCACACGATGGCAGACAAGATCGTGTCGGCAATCGCCAGGAACAGCGTGAAGATCGGCTGCACCGCCAGCGCCAGCCGGTCGAGCGTGTTCGTGATCGTCGTCTGGATGCGCGCCATGTACTCCGACGCCTGCAGCGCCGACTTGCCGTACTGCTCAATGCCGACCCGGCCGGCTTCCAGCGTGGCGTTCAGCAGCGCGATCTGCTGTTCTTCGGCGGTCAGCTGGTCAACCGCCTTGCCAATCGCCCTGGCGTACGCTTCGTTCGCTTCGCCGACCTTGAGCACCAGGCCGGTGTTGTCGATGAGAAGCGGCGAGCTGCGCTTAATCCCGGTCACCAGCGACTGGAAGAGATGATCGACGCTCTCGCCGGTCGCCCGCGCCTGCGCGCGCGCAATCTCCAGCAGCCCGGCCAGCCCGCCGTCCGCCGCGAGCGCCTTCGCCAGCGCAGGCCCTGCGCCGGCCAGCGCCACATTCGCCTGCCGCATCAGCGTCATGTCGGCCACGGTGCCGCGCGCCGCTTCGCGCAGGTCTTTCAGCAGGACGTTCGCGGTCGTGCCGGCGCTGGCCGTCAGCGCGTCGAACGCCTGGACCACGCCGGTCATCGCCGCGCCGCGCAGGCCCAGGCCAACCAGCGCCGCGCCGAGCGCCACCGCCGCCATCGTCGTGAGGGACATGGCGCCGGCCACCTTGCCGAGCTCGCCGGTCAGGCCGGAGAACAGGTGGATCGCGCCGCCGACCTGCGGCGAGACGCGGCCCACGATCAGACCCAGCTGATCAAACTGGTCGTTCAGGCCCTTGAGCCGGTCCAGCGCCGCCGGCGGCACGACGTCCCCGATCTTGAGGTTGCGCAGACCGGCCGACGCCGAGCGCGACGTCAGCCGCTGGAACGACGCGTGCAGACGATCCGTCGCCTGTTGCGCGCGCCGCGCGCCGGCGATAAACGGCTGCGCGCCTTGCAGCACGAGCTGCAGCCCAGTTCGCTCTAGTCCCATCCCGCGTTCCTCACGCCGTCCAGCTCGACGCTGACCTGATACGCCGCGACCACCCACGCCTTGCAGTCAAAGTAGCGGCGCCAGTCGACCCACCGCTCGTCGCCCGGCAGCGCCTGATATTGCGCCCAGGTGTAGCCGGCCCAATGGGCGGCCAGTCGCTCATGGAGCAAGCGCGTCGTCTGGAATTCCGGTCGTCGGCGGCGCTTGCCCTTGCGCTGGCGGCGCGCCAGCCGCCGGCGCGCTTCGTCCAGCGTCTGCCACGGCTCCCGGCCCTCTCTGAACTGCGCTTTGAAACATCTCCTCGGCGCGCTCGAGCCCTTCCTCGGTCGGAATCGTCAGCGACGTGACCGTTTCAAAGAAGTGCGCCATCGCCTCGGCGTTCGGCAGCTTGGCGGCCAGCCAGGCGTACTTGATGTCCATCTCAGAGCCGAAGCCCATCTGTTTCCACAGGTCGGCGATCTCCGGTGGCGGGCTGTCTTCGACGCCGACGAGGAAGAGCAGCCGCGCCATGCGCGTATTGCGCTCAATCTCCCACTGGTTCAGCTCGGCGCGGTAGCGCGCGTACGCTTCCTCGGCCCGCCGGTTGTCCGGGTCGCGCACCTGCGCGATCTCCTCCGCCGTCAGCACCGGCTCGTCGTCGCGGCGTGGGAGGTGCTGCACGCCGCCGCCAGCCATCCGGACCTCGCGCAGCGGCGGCGCCGGCTTGCCCGCCTCGCTCTGCGCGCCATACAGCAGCATCTGCGCGATGCCGCGCAGCGTCACCACCGTGCCGTCGGCGAAGCGGTAGCGCGCCCGCGGCAGCGTGACCGCCGGCGCCTCGACCAGCGGCAAATCGTCGTCGGCCAGTCGTCTGGCCAGCGCAGTGTCGATCGAACTCTCGGACATCCGTTCTGCTCGCTTTCTGCAAAAAGGGCCGGCGCGCCGGACGCACCGGCCTTCTGCTCGTCGTACTCCCGCTTAGCGCGGGTCGGTGCCCAGCGCCACGACGCCGTCCGAACCGTCGTCGTGCAGGCCGGCGGCGACCAGGAAATTGGGACCGCCGACCGCCAGCGCGTTCCAGCGGTCGGAGAGCGGCACGCTGTGCAGCGACACCGTCTCGAAGTCGTTTCCAAACGTGGTCGTGCGCGCCAGATAGCCGTTCCCACCGCCGACGCCGGCCACATAGCCGACCGCGTTGGTCTCCGCCGAGAACACCAGCGCGGTGATGGCCGTCAGGCCGGGGATGGCGGTCGAGACCGGCGCCCAGGCCTGCCCGGCATCGCGCGCGTTGTACAGCTTGTCGGCGCCGATCCAGAGCGTGTCCTTGTCCGTCACCCAGCAGCAGTTGAGCGCCACCGCCGGCGCGGGGCCGGTCAGGGCGTTGAACGAGCGGCCGCCGTTCTGCGACAGGATCGCCGCGTTGGCCTCGCCCACCGCCAGCAGCGTGGCGCCGGCGCCGTGGATGGCGTTGAGGTCCTGCGTGGTCAGCGAGCCGGCCTCCAGCACCTCCACCGGCAGGCCGGGGATGGTCAGCTTGTAGACGTAGCCGCCCTTGCCGCCGAAGAAGATGCTGCCGACCGCCGGCGCGTAGAGGCACGTCGGGCCGCCCGCAAAGCCGGCGGTCACCTTCGTCCAGGTGTCGAGCGCGCCCTTGCGGGCGAAGTAGTACGCGCCGGCGGCTGCCGACACGACGATCACGTACTCGCCGACCACGGCCATCGCATCCGGCTCGTCGGCGCCGATCGTACTCAGGTCGACCGATGCCCAGTCGCGCCCGCCGTCCAGCGAGTAGATCAGCTTCGGCGCGCTTGCGCCGACGACCTTCGTCAGGAGGTACAGCTCCTTGACGTCATAGTCGTCGTTGTCGGTCGGCGGGTAGACCGCCAGGTCCACGACCTCGGTCGTGATCTCGGCTTCGGCCTCGGCGCCGAAGTAGACGTGGAACAGGCGCTCGCGCGAGGCGTACTGCGTCTCACTGGTGATGGTCCAGTACTCGTCTTCGTCGGCTTCCACGTCGTCGCGCTCGAAGCCGGTGACGCTGACGCCTTCGTAGACTTCCTTGCTCTCCCAGGTGTTGTAGTCCTGCGGGTCGCCGTTCTCGCTAATTGCCACGTGGATCGCGAACCGCTCGCCCGACTTCTTAAGCCGTTCGAGGAACGCCGCCGTTTCGCGCGGCACGCTCTCGGTCAGGCTGACGGTGTAGGCCGACGGCGGCGACAGCGTCTCGCCGACGCGGTCCCAGTCGCCGCGGCGCGTGAGCGACTTGCGGAAGCGCGGCTCGGGCGTCGCGACCGGCTCCGACACCGCGCCCACGTAGCCGTTGATGCTGAACAGCTCCAACGGCGAGGCCGGTCCCGGCCGACGCTGGATAAACGCGTAGGCGTGGCGCCGTGCGGTGTTCAGATCGTCGCGGTTAGCCATGCTCCGTCTGCTCCTTCTGCGCGGCTGCGGTCAGCGACTGCGCGTCCAGCCGCAGCGCCGCGCGCAGCGCCTGGGCGACGGTCGCGACGCTGGCGCGCGCCAACGCGTCCGTGGTCGTGATGCCTTCGGCGGCCAGCGCCGCGCGCAGCCGCTTGGCCGCGTCACGCGCCGCGAACTGCCGGCACCAGCCTTCCAGGCACGCCAGCAGCGGGTCCGCCGGTGCCTTGTCGGCCTTCGGCTCGGCCGCCACGTCAGGCTTGGTTTTGTCGTTCATGGGTTACCTCGTCTTCCTGGCCGCGCGCTGCAGCGCGCGCTCGACCTCGCGCCGGTACGCTTTGCCGTGCTGCTTCTCGACCAGCTTGGGAAAGTCACGCGCTTCGATGCCGGGCAGGTTCAGATCGCGGCTGACGTAGATCACGTGACCGCGACCCGGAAAGCTGTCGAGCACGCCCGGCTTGGTCTTCGGGTCATAGTCGGGCGACAGCAACGCCCGTCGCACGCGCGTGCCGCCGGACACGTAACCGTAGATCGCGTCCGTCGTGTAGACCGCGACCGCCGGATCAGGCCGTACTTCGGTGATCTGCTGGAAGCGCACGTCGCGCGACCATGTGCGTGTGGTCTTCTCAAAGCTGCGCTTCATGCGCTTGGCGAACTTCTGATTGATCGCCGCGATCTCACGGCGAAACGCCGGCTCGTCCAGCAGCCGCGCCTTGCGCCCGATCTGCTTGGCCACCAGCGCGATTGGGTCAGCCATTGCGCACCTTGGGCAGCACGCGGAACCTTGTGCCGACGGCCTGCTTGCTCTGCGCCGCCGTCGGGTCCTGGTCGATCAGGCGCTGCTTGCCTTCTTGCAGCGCCTGCTTGAAGTTGTCGTAATCGGCGTCCCACATGCGCGTCCAGTCCGGCGCGCGGCCGGTGGGCTGGTACAGCGTGAGATACGCCAGCACCGCGCCTTTGCGCCGCACCTGCAAGCCGAGCAGCGCGCGGTCGTTCTCGCCGGTTGCCGGCACGACCGGGTAGCCCTGGCCTTTGAGCAGGCCATCGACTTCCGCCTCGACGCCGACCACCAGCTTCTCGACTTCGGCGGCCTGCAGGCGGGCCGGCTTGCCGAGTTGGAGACTGTGCAGTAACTCCAGCACCTCTGCGCCGGACGTGTAGTGGCCCATCCTACGCCGCCTCGTCGCCGGCTGGCGCGAGCACGGCCCGGACGAGCGTGGCGATCATGTCGTCCTTCTTCGCGCCGTCCACGCCTTCGACCTCGAAGTCCGCTGCCAGCTTGGCGAGCTGCTCTTTGGTCAGCGGCGCGAGCAGCCGGCCGAGCGCTTCGGCCTGCCGGTCGCCGACCTGCTGCGCGAGCTCGGGCCCCAGCGCGTCCAGCGTCGCCACCGCGTCGTTCAGGTACGACGCCAGCGCGCGCATCCGGACCATGTCGGCGTACGCGCGATCGCGATACTTCCCGGCGGGCGCCTCGTAGGGCGGCAGGTGGAGCGCCGACGCGAGCTCTTGTAACGCGCGCTCGACGTCGCGCATCGCCAGGTACATCTGCGTCGCAATCGATCCCGGTGTCGTCATCGGTCTTGTCCTGCTTGGCTGAGGGGCAGGGCACCCTGCCCCTTTCGTTGTGACGTCATGTCTACTGCGGCAGCGGCGCCTTGAAGGCTGCCGGCGCGGTGTAGGCAGCCGCTCCGATCTGCAGCACGCCGGCCGCAATGCGATTTCGGGCCGCATAGCCGGCGGTGCGAATGAGGGCGCTGACCCACGTCACGCCGTCGTCGTCGTAAAACTCCGGGCGCAGGCCCTGCAACACCGCTTCCGGCTCCTCACGCATGAACAGAAAGCGGATGCCGGGCACGTGGAACGGGATATAGTTGGCCGGCAGGCGCTTCCACTCGACCAGCCAGAGGCCGTCTTCGTGGAACCCGATCACCTTCTCGCCGATCGGCGAGAAGGTCTGCTCGGTGACGAGCCGCGTCGCGTTCGCGCTTTCCTGGAGTTCTGCCGGCAGGCGGTTGTAGACTTTCGGCAGCGCCGCCACCGCCGGGACCAGGTTGGTCGGGATGTAGGCGACCGGCGTCATGTCGTTGTCGTTCTCCGGATGCTCGGCCAGCTCGTCGATCAGCAGCGGAAACGGGTCGTGCGTCTCGTCGATCGGATCGGCCTGCGCCAGATAGTGGTTGTCGGTGAAGCCGTCGCCGTTCACGTCGACATAGCGCACCGCGTCGCCGTTGGCGAGCGCGCCGACCGTGAGATCGCCATGCAGCGGGTCCTCATACGTCCACTCGGCGTTGGTGAGCCACGCCGAGAGGATGTGCCGCATTCGCCAGCGCGTGTCGGCCAGCAGGCCGGCCAGCGTGAGGTCGTTCGCTTCGGCGACGGTCATCTTGGCGCGCGTCTTGCGGCCACCGCCCCAGGCGTGGCCGGCGTCTTTCAGCGGGTAGGCGCGGTCGTAGAACGCGTGTCCCTTGACCGCGCGCGGGCGGTCAGTGTCGCCCACCAGCGGCTGCAGTTCGGCGACCACCGGCAGGTAGTATCGTTCCTTGAACTCAGTCCCACGTTCAACGAACGACGCCTCCATCTCATTGACCGCCTGCGTGTGGAGCCGCGCCGACAGTTCGACGGCGGCGACGATCTGCTCCACGTCGATCTCGCTGACGCGCCGTTCGGCGACGTCTTGGAGATCGTAGAAACCGGGGGCAACGTTATCGAAGGGCATGGTTTCCTTCTTTCTGTCCTCAAAGTCAGTCGTCCGCAGCCGCGAAGGCGCTGCCGACTAGCGGACGTCCAGATCCAGGACGGGTTCGGGCGGATTGGACGACCACAACGGCACGACGCGCCCCAGCGGCACGTCCACCGTGCCGGCGGCGTCCGCCAGCCGGCCCGCGGTGTTCGAGGCGTAGACCAGCGCGCCGAATGGCACGTCGGCCAGGACGTTCGCGCCGTCCGCGTCGTACAGCGCGACCTTGCCGCGTCGCACGATCTGGCAGGTGATATTGGCCTGGTTGACGCCGCGCGTGGCGTTGAGGCCGTAGACGTCCGCGGTCCCGGCCGCGGACGCGCTGGCGGCCATCGCCTTGCCGTCGTCGTCAAAGCGCGCCGGCGCGCCGGGCGCGAGCGCCGCGCCCGCCGGGACCGACACCTCTGTGCGTTCGCCGAGGTGTTCCAGCAGGTTCACGCGAGCGACTGGTGCGAGATCAGCCATTGGTCTTGTCCTTGTCGTCTAGGCTTGCGCCGCCGGCCTAGCGCATCCCGCGTCGGGCTTGTTGGCGCGCAAGATCCATCTTTGCTTGGTCTGTCGACGGCGCCGCCGGCGCTTTCGCGCCGTCGTGGGAGGGGCTCCCCGGCGTCCGAGAGACAAACCACTCGGGGCGCGCTTCCCGGCACGCGTCGACGAGCGCAGTTAGCTGCTCGTCGTCGACCGCGCCGTCTTCGCCGACGATCTGCGTCAGCGCGGCGGCGCGGTTCGCGCGCAGCCACATCACCACGTCGGCGGGGCGGCTGGCGCCTGCCGACGCCGCGGCGACTTCGACCGCGGCGCCACGCGCCAGGTCGGCCTTGAAATCGGCCAGCGCTTGCTGCGCCGTTTCTGCCGCCTGCTTGAACTCGTTTCGCTCCCGCTGGAGCCGGTCACGTTCGCTCGTCAGCGCGCTGACCTGCTCGGCGTGGCGTTCGTCTGCCGTCATACGCGCCTCGCGCTGCTGCCGGGCGTCGTCGAGTAGCGACGCGATCTCCTGCTGCGCGCGCGCCATGTCCTCGGGCGTCTCGGCCTCGTAACCGAGCGCGGTCAGCAGAGCGCGCTGGCCGGCGCGCTGCGCCTGCGCCATCCGGTCTTTGAAGTCCGGATGCTCGTGCAGCGGCGCCGGCGTGATCGCCGGTGGCGTCTGCGGCGCGTCGCCCTGTGGCTCCGAAGGATCGCCGGTCGGAGTACCGGTGTCGGGCGTTTGCGCCTGATCGTCAGAATTTGTCTTTCCGGACATCGGGTAACCTCCATTACTCCACGCGAGTTACCGTCTCGCGGAAACGGCTCATTGGCCGACCCACAGCGCCGAGCGCGCTGGCGCGGCGGTCGTCCACGGCAGCAGGCGCCAGGTGTGCCGGCAGCCCGGATGCAGCGGCATCGGGTGCTGGTCCACCACCGCCTGATCCACCACGCCGCGACCGTAGAGGTCCCGGCAGTCGGGGCACACCGGCGGTGGACCGTCCAGCACGTACTGCGCCCCGCGCAGGCCGTTCATCTGGCGAAATCGCTGCTGCGCGTAGCCGATCGTCGAAAATTCCGTGTAGTCGGCGATCTGGCGTGCCTTCCACTCGTCGCGCGCCTTCGCCCACTCTTCCATGCGCTTGCCGTAATAGTGGCGGTTGCCGCGACGGTTCTGCGCATACAGCCGCGCGAGCTGCCGGTCCACGTCGCGGTTCCAGGTGTTCACGATGCTGCGCGCGTCGTCTTCGCTCATCCGGCGCAACTCGGCTAAGTCCTCGCGCCGGGCCGGGTGGACCGGCCCGGCGTAGCCGTACTGCGCCGCTTCGGCGCGCAAAGCCGACTCCCAGGCCGTTTTGCGCTGCGCCAGCAGCAGGTCGGCCAGCGCCTTGACGTCCTCGTCGCGCTGGTGGTACAGCAGCTTGAGGATGCGCAGCAGGCGTGTGTCGGAAACGCTCACGGATCACGATCACCTCACGCGAAGGCCGACTCTCGAACGGTCAACTGCTGCTCGTCGGCGCACTGGTACGCGCCCAGGCCCTCGACCCGGTAATGCCACGTGCCGCCCGCCGTCAGCGGCAGATCGAGGTAGTAATGGCCGGCGCCGAGACGGATCACTTCGGCGTCTTCGCCATGCGTCCACGCCAGCGGCGCGCCGTCCGGTGGCAGCGCCTTGAACACCACCTGCGACGGATCCACGTCCATGCCACGGCTCGTAAAATGCGCGCGCAGCCGGATGACATCCCCCACGTCCAATCGCCGGGTCACGAGCCCACCTCAATCGCCGTGCGTATGTCGGCCACCCGCTCGCCCCTGAGCGAGACATCGGTTACCGGCTCAACCCACGTCGTGACGTCGCCGAGCGCGCCCAGGAACTGCACGACCAGCGCCGCCTCGACGAGCGTCTCCCCGGCCAGCGCTGCGGCCAGATCGGTGTACGACAGGGCGTGCAGCGTCGCGTCCACCACCGTCGCGCCAGCCGGCGTAGCGGTCAGGCCGCGCAGGCGCGCCGGTATTGCTTCGACGGTCGTGTGGCTGTCCATACCGGCGACGAAATCCCGCAGAGCCGTGATGTCGCCGGCGATCGTCGTCGCGCCGGCAGGCGACGCCGCCAGGTCAAATGAGCGAGCAAGCTCCGCCGTGACGGTCGTGGCGCCGGCGATCTCCGCCGCCAGCTCGACTGTGCCCAGTGCCTCGACGCCAGCTGTGACGGTGGTGGAACCGGCTATCGTCACCGCCAGATCGACCGCGGCCCGCGCGTCGAGCGTCGCCGTGACGGTCGTCGCGCCGGTGGCCTCTGCCGCCAGGTCGCGCCGGACCGCGAGCGCCGTGTCCGCCGCCGTGGCGCCGCGTGCTTCTCCCGACAGGCCCCGCACCGGCTGCGCGCTGGCGGTGGCGTCCGTCTGCCCGCCGCCCAGCGCGGCCAGGGTGCGTGCCGCGTGGGCCGCTGCGCTACTGCCGGCGTGACCGGCGATGCCGGCGCCGAGCGTGAGAACCGCCTGGATCGACGCGCTGGCGGTCGCCGTGCCCGCTGGCGCTGCCGACAGGTCCACGACCACCGGCCCGACGTGCGCCGCCTCGACGGTGATGAAGCCGATGTCGCTGCGCCGGTCGGGGTGGCCGCCGCCGTTCTGGCCGTTCCAGTTACCCCAATACAGTCCCGCGCCGCCAGGGCCGGCGATGTCGTTGTCGGCGACGCTGATCACCTCGACGCCGTTGAGCAGCACGCGCTTGGCCGCGTCGTAGCACTCGAAACGGATCACGTCGCCATTCTGCAGCGTGGCGTCGTGCGAGCCGATGACGTCCGAGCTGCCGGCGACCGTCTTGAATAGCCGGATCGACGGCTGCGAGTTGCCATTCGGCAGGATGGACACCGCGTAATGCGTGTGGCCGCCGGTGTCGCGCGCGAACAGGCCGCGGTTGTAGGAGTTGGCGCGCGACCAGTCGGTCTCATAAACGTCGATCTCCACCGCCACGTCCGCCGACGTCGGCGCCGGCTGGAGCGCGAAGGCGCGGCCCATGCCGTTGTTGCTCGTGTCGGGCGAGACGACGTAGGGCTCGCCCGCGCCGCCCAGCGGCTTGACGATCACGACCGCCGTGGTGAAGCTGTCGAACAGGATCGACCAGCCGTCGCCGATATCCGGCGTGTGGTGTTCGAGCAGCGTCTCGACTTCTTCCTCGAAGAAGTCCTGGAAGATGATGGCCATCCGTCGCCCGCCGCGCGCGTCGCGCTTAGTCCTCGGTGATCGTGATGCTGCCGGCGGGGAAGCGCGCCGTGTCACCCGCTTCAATCGCCTTGCTCGCCTGCAGATCGGCCCAGTAGAGCAGGTTGCCGCCGACCGTGGCGTCGAAGACGCCCATCGCCACGACCGTGCCCCACGATGCGGTCGCCTCGGGGAAGACGATCTCGGCGCCGTTGGCCTTCGCGCCGTTCGACGCGGGCGGCCAGTGCGTCACGTCGTTGGCGACCTCGGCGCGGCTGTAGCCGCCGCCGGAGACTTCCGTGCCGCCGCCCGCATCCGTCGGCGCGGTGGTGTATAGCGCCACGAACACGTCCGCCGGGCGCGTGAAATCGCCGCCGCCGAGGATATGATCGAGCGCTTTGTCTTCGAGGTAATTGCTTTTCGATCCCGCCATGCGTCACAGCCCTCCCAGGAGCCAAACCACGAACGATGTGATCAGCGTCGCCAGCGCCGGCAGCAACAGCGCCAGCGCCAGCACGACCAGCCAGTCCAGCAGCGTCACCGGCGCCACGTGCGGCGTCTTGCGATCCACCGCGCTATCCTTCCTCGTCGGCATCATCGACCAGCCGCCGCCATTCGTCGTCCGGGATCGCACGCAGGCCCTCGTCCGCGCGCCGCAGCACGCGGCTGGTGTGGCGCGTCACCTTCCCGGCCGTCTGGCGCATGTTCTCGCCATGCGCGCCGGTGACGCGGTCCAGGCGGTGCCGGTCGGGCGTGGCGGCTTCCAGCAGGATCGCCATCACCTCCCGCGCGACGCCGCTGTCCAGCGGGGCGCTTCGCAGCGCGCGGGCCGCCGCCAGTAGCTTGTCCGGTGGCAGTTTAGGCACGGGCATCGTCGTCCTCCGCCGGCGCGCCGCCGTTCTGGGCGGCCATCACGCCGATCAGCTGTGCCGCGACTTGCCGCGCCGTGTCCGCCTGCTGCGTCTTGGCCTGCGCGATCTCCTCAGCGGTCCGGCCCAGCAGCTCCCACGACCACTCGTCTGGCGCGTTGGTCTGCGTATAGAGCTCGACCTGATCGCGTTTCGACAGGCTGTCGCGCACCACCGGCCGTTCGGCGATCTGGAAGTCGAGCGCGCCCTGCCGGTAGCTGTCGAGCGAGAAGGGCCGGAAGCCGTCGAAGCGGTGATACGCGCCGATGGAGATCGCCATCTGCAGCGCGCGCAGCAGGCCGCCGTCCACGTTCGCGCGGAATTCCTGGATGCGGCTGATCGCGTCGTCGTAGGCGGTCGTCACGCCGGGATAGGTCAGGTCGCCGCCCTGCCGGCGCATGTGGTTCAGCGAGAGCTGAGGAATGTCGTCTTCGATCTCGTCCAGCAGCCGTTCCAGCGTCTGTAGCGAGTCGGCGATGTTGATGTTGGCGACCAGGATTTGTGCCGTCGAGCCTTCCGGCCCCAGGATGACCGGCACGCTGCTGCGCGCGGCCTCGTCTTCTTCGTCTTCGGCGTCGTCGTCGCCGACCGCCGCCACGTCCTCTTTGATCTGGTCGAGCGACGTGACGCCGGCGAGGTAGTACGGCGCGGTGACCGCCTTGCGCACCTGGTCGTGCAGGATGCTGGCGAGGTCGTTGGCCTCTTCGATCTTCTCGATGCTGGCGTGGAAGCTGGTCGCGCCCCAGCGCTCGCCGACGTCGAGCGATTGCGCCGGCACGACCGGCACGAAGCCGTACGGGTTCGCCCACTCGGCGGTCAGCCGGCCAAACGGATCCGCGTGGAAGGCGAACGGCTCGCCGTCCTTGTACGTGGCAAATCGGTCTTCGTCGATCACCAGCGTGTAGAGCCAGGGCTTTTCGTCCGCTGGCTCCTGGCGCTCGTATTCGATGACCACCGACTTGGCGAAGCCGGTCGGGCCGGTTTCGATGTCCTTGAGCACGCCTGGGTGCAGCAGCTCCAGCCGCAACTTCTGAGACAGAAAGTCGGTCGTGATGTTGATCACCGAGTCGCCGAAGCGCGACGCGTTGCGCGCATAGAGCGTTTTGCGCTGGCCCCAATTGCTCCACTTGAAGACCTGCCGCACCGCCGCGACGATCCGGTCGTCGGCGTTCTGCAGCGGAATCGCGCCGTGGCTGAAATCGTCCCAGTCGAGCGCGCCGCCGTAGGCTTTAGCCGCCTCCAGCTCGACGAGGCGGGAGATCGGGTTGTAGATCGGGCGCGTGAAGCGATACAGCCCGCGCTCGCGCAAATGCTGCCGGCGATAGCGTTCCAGCGCCGTGAAGACCTTGTTGTGATAGAGCAGGTTGTAAAAGCCGTAGCGGAACAGCCGGTATTCGTACGCCGACCAGTCGTCCTTCGCCAGCGCGCCCGGCTTGCCCGACGGCGCCAGCGCCGGATAGCGGAATGTCAGAATCGCCGCGCGCATCGCAAGGCTCAGCCTCCTCCACAGGGTCATCACCGTCGTCTCCGCGTCAGCGCCGTCGGCGCGGTCGCGACCCGGCCCGCCGGCTGGCGTTCGACGCCCACCGCTGCGTAGCGCAGCGCGTCCAGCCGGTGGAAGCGTTCTTTGTGCTGGATCACGTCGGTGACCTCGCCGTTCTCATCCAACTTGCGCTGGTACGTGCCGAGCTCGTCCAGCGTGCCGGTGCAGGTGTCGAAGACGAACAGCCGGTATTGCTTGAGCAGGCCGATTACCGTATCAATGCCGCTCTCGACGTCCGACACCGGCGGGGCGATCACGTTGTCCGCGCCGGCGGCCTGCCAGTCACGCCGCTGCTGGCTTTCCGACGGCTGGCCGACCACGTAAAACACCACGCGCTCGCCGTTGTCCTGCGCGGTGCGCCTGGCTTCGGCCACGTGCTCGGGCGTGCTCTTGCCACCGTCGAGCTGCTCGCGGTAGAGGTACAGCACGTCGTCGGCCGGGTCCAGCGCCAGCCACACCTTCGCCACATTCGCGCCGCCGGGGTCGATGCCGACGTAGCGCGGCCATTTCGCCGGTACGTTAAACGGCCTGACCTTGTGGCCGCCTTCGTGCTTGTAGGCGTCAATGAATGCCGCGTAGATCAGGCCGGCCGGGCGCTCGAACTGGCCCTCGTAGAACATGCGGAACTTCCAGTCGTCCATCTCCTGCCGACGCTCCTCGAATTCCTCGCGCGAGAAGGCCGGGTTGAGGATCGACGCGAACTGGATGACGTCGATGGTCTTGTCGCCCCGCAGCCAGCGGTCGTACACCTGGTGCTTGAGCCAGCCGAGGTTGTACGGCGTGGTGGTGATCAGGATGCGCCCGCGGCTCAGCGCCAGGCGCCGGCGCACCGCCTCCCACGCCGTCAGCGGAAATTCGTCCTGGCCGGCTTCGTCGAGCCAGGCGGCTTTGGCCGTCGCCGACTCCAGGCCGCCCGGCGACGACGCCGAGCGCAGGATGATGCGCGCCCACATCGGGTCGCTGGAGCGCGTGGCCCGGAATGCGCCGCGCTGCGGCACCCACATCCCGGACGGCGCGTGCCAGGTGTGCTCGCAGAGTTCGAGAATCTGGTCGCCGCTCCAGAACCGCGCGACGCCGAGCGTGTCCTCGAAGACCACGCGCATTTCCGGCAGCATCTTGAGCTTGAACAGGTCGTAGGTTGCCGTCGCGGCGATATAGTCGCCCGGCCCGCCCTGCTCGATCTCTCGCGCCAGCCACCACGGTCCGAACGACGTCTTGCCGCCCTGGCTGCCGGAGATGATCGCGACGATGCGCCGCGCGCTGCGCCAGGCGCGCGCCTGCCCTTCGTGGAAGCGCAGGTCGACGCCCCGCTGCCGCTGGCCATCGCGACCGCGCTCTTCGACGATCGAGAAGAGCGACGGCGTGTCAGTTGGTGTCAGGGTCGTCAGCGTCATCGTCCTCTGCCTCGCGCGCGATCACGCGAATAAACGAAATCGGGATGCCTTCGCCGTCCGGCGCGCCGCCCACTTCGTGGCGCTGCACCGGCGGCAGGACCTCGGCCGCCTGGCGCTGCAGGTCGCTGGCCAGTTTCAGCGCCCGCAGCAGCGTGTCGGCGGTCAGCGCGACCGTGATGATTTCGCGGTCGGGCTCGCCGTTTGCGCCGCGCACCAGGCGGCGCGTCGTCTTCAGAAACTGCGGCGTCTGGGCCAGCATCTGCGCCGCCAGCGCGCGCAGGTCGTCGCCGGCCTGCCAGTCCTGCTCGCGCACGTCGCGCCGCCGCGCGTCCCAGCGCTGGCGGTCCTGCGCGGCCAGGTGATCGTCCCAGGCCTGCGCCCGCTCGTTCCACGGCGCCGCCCCGGGAATGGGCTGGCCGTGGCCGTCTTGCGCCCGGTACCAGCGCCGCCAGCTGCCCGGCGCTTCCGGTGCGTCTGGGCTGGCCTCTGTCTGGCCCTGTTCTGTCCTATAGCGCCGGTACGCTTCGTTCAGCGAGCGCGGCGGCGCCTGGGCCAGGTAGTAGGTGTGGAACTTCTCCCAGCTCGCCGGCGTGTCCCACGGCTGGCGCTCCCACAGCGGACGGTCCGCCACACGTTAGGTCTCCTCGACCAGGCGCGGGGCCAGGCCCATCCCACTCAGGCGCTCCAGAATGACGGCGACGTACTGCGGCTGGAGCTCCAGCCCGTACACCAGTCGCCCGGTCTGCTCGCCGGCCACGTGCTGGCTGCCGCTGCCGGCGAACGGCTCGTAGCACACGTCGCCGACGACAGTGTGCTGGCGCATCGGCAGGCTGAACAGCTCGACCGGCTTGGACGTCGGGTGGTCGGTGCGCTCGCCGGCGGGGACGGTCGGCAGCGCCCAGACCGTCGCCGGATAGTCGTCGGCGTGGCGCGGTGGCTTCTGACCCTTGACCCAGCCGAAAAAGCACGGCTCGTGCTGCCACATGTACCAGCTGCGGGTCAGGATCGGACGGTCCTTGACCCAGATAATCTGCTGGTGCACGAACGCCCCGTACCGCTGCCAGATCGACTCCAGCAGCGCCTGGCGCCGGCTGGCGTGCCAGCAGTACCACGCTGCGTCGGGCGCGATGGCCAGCTCGACCGCGCGCTGGATGAAGCCGTCGTAGAGCGCCTCGCCCTGCGTCGAGTCGTCCCAGTCCTGGTAGCTCTCGCTCCAGTCCTTGTTCTTGTCTGGCTCGTTCCACTTGTGCGGGTGGTTGGTGCCGTCGTAGTCGACGAGATACGGCGGGTCGGTGGCGAAGAGCGCGGCGCGCTCGCCGGCCATCACGCGCGTCACGTCGTCGGCGTCGGTGGCGTCGCCACACAGCAGGCGGTGCGATCTGCCGGGGACCGTCGAACTGGGAATCTCCCACAGCTGCCCACGCTCGACCTTCCACTTGGCGAGCAGCTCGTCGGCGCGGTCTAGCTTGGCGCCGGGATCGTCGGGCGCCTCCACCGTGACCGGATCGAGCAGCGCCAGCAGCGTCTGGAAGTCGTCGTCGGGCACGGTCAGCGGCAGCGCGTCGCCGTCCGCCAGCCGCTTGAGCAGCGACAGGTAATCGTCCTGCCGCCACAGGCGCGAGACTTCTTCGGCGGAGAAGCCGACGACCGTCAGGTTGTTGTGGTCGACGCCGAAGCGCTCGGCCATCAGGCGCGATGGCGCGTCGACGCCGAAGACGATGGGCACGTGCCACACGCCATCTGCGTCCAGCCCGACGCCGCGCGGCGCGTCCTCGCCGCTGTCCCGCAGGTGTTCCAGCGCTTCGAGCCGCCCGTTGCCGGCGGGGATGCCGTCGAGCGATCCGTCGTAGATGGACGGATCGCGGAAGCCATGCGTCCGGATGGACGCGACCATGCGCTCCAGGTCGTGACGCTTCGGGTTCTCGCCCCACCGCCAGGCCAGCGCCTGATCGAGCGTCACATAGCGGATGGTCAGCAGCTCGCCAGCCAGGGCGTCGGCCAT